CTTTGTTTTTCTTTAATCCTTTTATTTCCTCTGATATTGCCTTAGCTGTATTAACATCAGCAGGGTCTAAGATTGCTTTTTTAGCCTCTAATAAACTAATTTGTTTATCTATATCAGATATTGTTTTTAATACCCCTGCACCGCTGATATTGTAACTTTCTAATGCTGACTGAATTGGCTTAAAGAAAAGACTGTCTGATTGTTCTTGTCTTTCCCCTCTCATTATCATATCTCTATAGGTGGCTTCTTGTACCCCGCTAATGTTAACGATATTGCCCGTGTTAAAGTTTTCGTACATTGCATCAACTTCTTCTGGTGTCATCTCAGCTTTTCCTTGCCGTTTTCTTTTCGCATTCAGTCTCTTGATAACGTGTTGAGCTTGGTCGGGGTTTATAGATAAAAAGTCAGTTATCCAGTTTCCTGTTTTAGTTATCTTGTTTCTATTTTCTACCTCTGGCAGCACTACCTTTACGTCCTTAGAAGAAACACTTTCCATTGCCTTCTTTACTCTCTTTGCGTTTGATTCAACGTTGTCAGCCCACACTTTATACACACTATGTTTGTTGCTAAACTGCATTTCCCATGCCTCTATCATCTTAGTAGCCTGACTCATGACCGCCCATGCCACTAATGCCTGTGCCATTATCACTGCGATACTTTTCGCTATTCCCATTAAAAATGCCTTCAGCGATATTCCTGTAGTAGTTAGATAAAGTGTTACCCCAGCCCCAAAAAGACTAATAGATTCGGCTAATGTTTTTAAAAGAGCAACTGTTCCCACAAATTTAGCCAACGGCCAAGCACCTATCAATCCAGAGACAAGCTGATTTACTACTGTCATTTTCAGTAAGCCAAAAACGAATTTCCCTGCTTCGATTCCCGCTGATGCTATTCTTACCCCAAAGTCAAAAAGTGGCGTTAACGCTTTTCCTGCAGCTAATTGAACTTCTGTCACTTGGTTTTTCAGCCTATTTAAGTTAGCAATAGATGTAGTCACCTGCCCCTCAGCAAAAGCAGACTCTTTTATTAGCTGAGGCCCAAATAGTGTAATAAACTCATTAGCTGTCAATTTACCTGTTGACATCAACTGATACAATTCTTTTTCAGTCATTTTCATTGCCCTAGCCGCCGACTGAAAAGCACCTGGTATTCTTTCTGCTAACTGCCCTCGTAATTCCTCCGCTGATACAACGCCTTTACCTGCTATCTGTGCTATAGCATTAATAGACCCGTGTATCTGCTCTGTTGACAATCCAAACGTTGCCCCCATCCTGACAATACCCTCGATCATATCGTCTGTGACCTGTCCTTCCATTGGAGTTAATCGAGTGGCAGCTGCTAACTGATTATACGAACCAACTAAAGGAGTGATTTCTACCCCGACACTGTTAGCCAAGTTTCTTAATTCCTCTAGTTTTTTAGCCCCCTCTTTTGTTCCTCCCGTGATAAACTCTAATGTTTTCCCTAATACCTGAAACTCTTGTGCCACCTTAATAGATGCCATCCCCATTTCTATTAATTCGTCTTTGTAGTCACTAATTAACTTAGCGGCTAAAGCTATTTTTGCTACAGACCAAATCTGTGCGGGACGGAAAAATCCTGGTTTATCCTCAGACCCCCAGGCAGAGTCTCTCACGAATTTAACAGCAGGTCTCGCACGTTTTTTTACATATTGACCAACAGGCGACTCCGCTACATACTTTACGATAGGGGAATTTCTTATATTTTCCTTGATGCTTTCCATCCCACCAAATAACTTTATGAAGTCAGGTTTAGCTATAAACTCTTTTATGCCTTTTGCACTTTCCTTCAGAAAAGAGAATATGCCTGTCGCTGTCTCACCTAGTACCTTCCCAAAAGGAGTATTAAGGAACATCAAACTTAACTTTCTAAAGTCCCCTGCTATCGTCCCAAATATAGTACCAAGAACATCCATGATGTCAGACCCAAAAGCTCTCAATAGAGGTGATTCAACTACCTCTCTCGCAATCACCGCAGCTTGTGATGCCAATACAATGCCCAACCCGGTGATGGGGGCGATAATCATAAACAATCCTTGATATATCTTACTAAATGATGCACCTAGTAATTTACCAGCACCTTTGACCGCCGATATGACTTGCAAATTATCTAGTGTCTTGTATAAACCTTTTGCCCCGTCAACAAGTTTCCTTCCCCCTTCTGTTTTACTGAAAAACTCTTCTGCTTTTTTCAGTGTTTCTTTTACTTTATTTGGCATCCACTCATGAACAAAAGAGTCAAATCCCTTGACGATAGCATCGTATGTTTTAGAGGATTCAAAGGTTTTCTTTGCTACTTCTGCCGATTGTTTTGACTGCATCAAATAAGCAAATTGAACGGTCTCCAAATCTTTGAAGTCCATTTTGTCTATCATTATCTTGTCCCAAATAGCGTCTAAGTTCAACTCTTTCATGAACTTATCAGCCAAATATTCTTCAGCTATTTCCGTCAGTTCTGCTAGTTTTTCCGGTGCTAGTTCTGATGTTCTATCTGCATACTTCCTTAAGTATTCTTCTACTTTTTTAGGTGACAATTTCGACGGGTCTATCTCTTCAAAAGAGTTTTTCTTTTTCCTGTCCTCTCTGATTTCTTTTATTTTTTGACCGGCTCTTGTATTTGCCAATGGATCAACTATTCTGTTTTTGCCAAAGGTGGCTAAAGGTTTTCCTACTCGGTTTTTAACTAAGTTACCAGCGGCTCGACCGGCTCTTCGGGTTAATGATTTCTGTTTTTTTATTTCATTTAGTCTTTCATTGTTTTCAGCGTAAAACTGTGCCACAGCATCAAGAGGATTCCCTTTTGTATTTTTCATTTTCTCTTGTCTGTTTAAACTCCAGCTGCCAGAGTTCATGTAAAACTCTATTATTCCTTCTGCTTCATCTTTTGTTACTTTCGCTTGTTTAAGTAATTCTTTTATTTTTTTCTTATAGTCTTCTGGATTATTTGATTTAACGTCTAGCATGCTATTCTGTATGTGATTTGCTAACCACTCCACATTCCCAGCCCTAACATCTTGGAATATATCAAACATTTCTTTTCTGTCAGTAATTCCTATAGCCTTCAACTTCTCTTCGTATTGCTTAAAGAATTTTCTATCAGGTAAGAACTTTAATGATATTTTTTTCCCATTCTTGCTGACTTCTCTGGTGTGGGCTAAAGTCTCATCATCCATTTGACTTAGCAACCGACTAAGAGGCGATCTTTTCTCTACGCTATTTAGCTTTTCTCTGTCTCTCTTTCCTTTTTTTGTTTTTGCCCACACATCTATATAGGCTGAATTACTGGCCAATATTTCTGTAAAAGAAGGTCGTCCTTTTGTCTTTTTGGTTGGATTTGATTGGGCTACGACGCTAGTCTCTTCTTGTGCTTCTTTGTATCCATCTACGATCTGAATCAATGAATCAGTCAACGTATTTATGTCTGCACTAGCCAACCCATCCTCCAACTCCAATAATGGTTTTGTATCTATATTTGCTATAGTGCTACCGACTCTATTAAATACCCATGCTATTTCATCCCATGATTTTTCTATTGCTTCTGTTGTGTCATCAAGAGACTCTAAGACAGGAGAATTGTCAATAACAACAGATGCAAAAGCGTCAGAGATTTCTTCTACTATAGAGTTAGCGTCCTCCAGTATCTGTGTGAATTCCAAGTCTTCTATTGCTTTATCCCAATCTTTTAACTCTCTTGTTAGACTCTCTGCAAACGCTTTAGTCCGTTGTTTTTCAATCTGTTTTAATGCCATCATAATAGCAGGCATCCCGGTTAGTCCCTGTGGTTTTACCGGGGTTTGGCTTTGCTCTTTTAAAACTCCTTTCTTTTCCCATTTAGCGTCCATCTCCTGATCTGACAGTTTTGCTATATCAGAAAGCCATTCCTTTTCTTTTTCTTCTATCTCTTTTGCGATTTCCTCAAAATCAGGAGACTCCTCTAAGCCAAGCATACTTTCAATGCCGGCCCTGCTTCTTGTTTTTTCAACAAAACCAGCCGATTGTCTCGCCCTATTTCGATCAGCGTTCTGAAGTGATTGCTTTGTCTTCTTCTCTAATATTTGATTCGTAGCAGAGACTATCCCCGTGAAGGTCACTAATTCTTTCTTTGCCTCCTCATTTGCCATCCGTATTTCTTCTTCTTTTCTTTTTACCCCCGCAAAAGTTTTTTCTATCTCCTTCATAGACGCATCTACTTCTTTTGATCCAAAGTAATCTCCAGGCAAATAATCAGGGTCTTGTGTTCTTTGTTTATTCCTGTTGTACAACAACTTAAATGTGGTCTCTAGTGTTTTGGCTAATCTTACATCGTCAGACGCTTTTCTTTGGATTAATATATTGGCAACTTCTTTCAATGTAGGGACACCACTAGCCATTTTTTCTTTGAATGGCGGAAAGATTACGTCAGGACCTGGTTCGGTTAATGCCGTAGGCAAAGGTTCTCTTTTTTTTAAGGAATTAGAGACTTGAGATAGAGATGGTATTACATTCTTTTTCTCGACATATTGAGAGAGATCAGATAAAGAGGGGATACCTTTGTTATTTCGTCCGTACTGTTCTTCTTTCTCTACTATTTCTTTCTCTATCTCAGCCGGGTCAAAATTAGACGTTAGACTATTTATATCTGCGGATAAATTTGAACTCCTCTTAGCATCTACGTCCCGTAAATAAGATGCCAGGGTAAACATCTCTTTATTTTTTTCTATCTGACGATTTGTTTGTTCTAATATCGCCGCCATCTTATCCTGTATAACAACAGCCACCTCATCTAAAGACGACAACCCTTGTATTAAACCGGCCCCTATATTCTCGCCTATTTCTTCAAATTCACCGGCTGGAGAGTGAATATCTAAGCTGTCTTTTGTAGCTTCTGTTATTGTGTCGCCAATCAACATCCCCATGTCAGCTACTTCGTCTATATCTATACCTGACTCCAGACCTTGCGTGATATTTTTTCCTACTTCGGCTAAAGAGTTAAATAAAACGCCACTTTCTTTTTTGAATAATGCTTCTTGTTTTTTTGTAGCAGCCTTCTCTAATGTGCCTGCTGGCAACATTTTTGATACTCGTTTAATATTGCCTCTCAGGTGAAGCAAATAACCCTGTAATTGCTTTGACGCTGATGGCGAAAAGACATTCTCTCTTTGTTCTTTCTTGATTGCCTCAATAGCTTTTTGGGCTTCTTCAATTATCTTTAACCCTTTCTCTGTGTCGTCCGCAGGAATACTTTTCATCCCATGTAGCTGTTTATCTACAGACGACTCCATCCCATGCAGTAAGTCCAAGATATATGCTTCTTTTTCTTTTGTGACAGGAGCCATATCTTTGCGTCCTTCGGCCTCCAGTATCGCATTATCTATTTCTTCTGTGCTTCTTTCTAATATTTTTTCGATGTATAGTGCTTTGTTTTTTTGCTGATTAATGCCTAACTGAAAAACAATATCTTTTAATTTAGGAATAGTCCTTTTTTCCAATTCTTTTTTATATTCTTCTAATACTTTTCCTGCTTGCGAATCCGGGAGTGATGAGGCATCTTTTGCTTTTGGTGCAACCCCTACCTGCACCTTAGACTGCATATATTCTCTTATAGTTTGCCCTCCTAGGTATTCATCAGTTGAATGTCCTGGTAGTCCACCACCTGTTGATTCAAGTGGCAACCCTGGAAATCTAACAGAGCCTTGATTAAATAACCCTACTTTTGCCACCGCATCATCTAGTGATAAAACAGATTCAAAGTTAGGGTTGTTAGGGTCGGGAGCATTCTCGACAGGTTTCGCTAATCCCATTGTGGCCGTACCATAAGACAGCCCGCTTATAGTAATATCTCGACCAAGCGAATCTTTTATTATTTTGACTAAATCAATTGTATTAACAACTTCTATTATTTCCCTGGCTATTGCCCCTCCAAGGCTATGAGCCACTATTGTTACGTCTTTTAAATCCGGGTTGTCTTCTACCGTTTTTACTATGTCTGCAATTACTTCAGTCGTTAATGACGAATAATTAGTTAGGTTCGTATTTAAAGCACGATAAGCATACTGAAGGGCATTGTCATTCTTTCCTCCTTTTAGTTTGCTATCCCGATCTAACTCTGGAGACGTTCTTATATTTAATGCTTGGTTCTCTGTGTCAGTCAAGGACTCTATTTTTTTCTGCAATGCTTCGTCAGGTTCTATACCAAACCCAGGCAAATAAACCACTACACCTGGTTTCCCTTCTGTATTAAAACCTTGTGCCGTTTCTTTTTTATCAACCACCTCTTGTATGGTATTTCCTATCTGTTTTTTTCTGGTTTCAGATACTGTCTTGCTAAATACTTCACTCGTTTTTTGGATAGCCTGCTCTAACGTAACAAAAGCTGTCCCTGTCTTTTCGCTCCTTTGCTTTATTGATCTATTCAGCCTGTTTAGTGTTACTGACAACCCATCTGCTACTTTACTAACAGATGACAAGTCTAAATCTTCATTCCCTCCATCTTGTAGCTGAGATAAAAACTCTTTTAGCTTGACCCTGTACGCAGTAAGAAAGTTGTCTATGTCATCTCTGTTCTCTTCTGTTGCATCAACTATGTCGCTAAAAGAATTAGATAACTCGTCTAATTGAGCAAAACCTTCTACTTGACTTGCTGTACTTGTTAATCCATCAAGGACTCCGTTTATAGCCGACTTCAATTGAGAGAAAGATTGCCTTGACTCTACCGCCAATTCATGTATAGACCCTGAAAAATCAGACGAGTCACTTGTCGCCGAAACAAAAGCCAATTTAATTGTCTCAAAGGCTTCTTTTGCATTCTTTTCAAACTCTGGGGTTTTGATTAACTGCGTCACTTGCCCAGCGTATTCATCAGCCCTTTTTTGTACCTTGTCAAAATTATCAGGCACGTTCCCCATTCCCATTAGTCTTAATGGGACCTCTGCTTTTCTTACCGCTCTACCTGCTTTTTTAAGGACGCTAGACGTTATCTTGTTCCCCATCATATCAATACCTTCTTGGAAGAAAGTATTGTAAATAAGACCTTGTGTTGCGGCCGTTTTTACTTCTTTTATTAAACTATATCTAGCTGATTTTTTAACCTGGCTACTTATTTGTTTTGACGACTGCTCTGATGTTTTCTGGAATACACTAGAAATATCTCGATGCCCTTTCTCTAATATATTAGAAATATTGCTTAATTTGTTACTAGAAGTAGATAGCGTATTACTAGAACTCTTATCTATTGTTGAAGATAGATTTCTTAAGTCTCTTTGTAAAGACTCAAACCCCTTTGAGTTTATATTACCAATAGCGTTCATGCTATTAGACAATCTATTCGATGTGTCGGCAAATGGTTGGACTTGATTGCGAGACGTTGGCTGTGATTGCCTTTGCTTTGTACTACCTTGTTGCGTAGCGTTATATTTTACATCAACATAAAAAGATGTACTTTTAATCCTTTCGTGTAAATCTCTTAGGGCTTCCTCTATTCCCTCAAGGTTTAACTCAACAGCAATCTCAACGCCACCTACCATAACCATAATTACCAACTCCCCGCAATACCAATAATTACTTCTATCTTACATATTTCAGGCTGATTTAACAAGCTATTTTGTCTATTTCTAAAACAATTTTTAACCTGATAAGGTAAAGCATCAATTAATAACTCCGATGCCTCTAACGTATCACTTTTTAAATCCCATTGTTTAAGGTATATTTGCCATAAATAATCACGTGAGTACCCTGCTAATATTTGGTTGACTCTCGCTTCAGGATAATAAAGAACAACCTCTATTCCCTCACCTGTTTTAGTACCTTCTGGCGGGAATACATCGTTACCTAAAATAGGATTAATAGCAATAGCATCTACTATCACACCACTAGGTAAAGTATAAGTAGTTAATAAATCCTTTAAATTAGAAATACAGCTAGACTTGATTGTCATAGCTGTATCAGAAAAATAATTAGCAATGTTGCTCATAATTTTGCCTTTAACTTCACCACAAAATTGTCGAATGGATCGTATCTCTCAATCCCTTTATCCGGCCAGTTTCTACCAGGGATAAACCGCCCGGACCAGGTAGTAAAACCAACAAAAACATCACCGGCATAATGGTCTCCAGTTTCAGGATCAACCGGGTCCCATTGCCAGGATGCTTTTACTTTATTTCCTTCTGTTGATAGCTCTAATTGTTGAGATTCTTTTAACCGACCAGACCAAATAATATCCTGGTTAAATACCCCTATATCGGCGAAAGCATTAGCATCTGAGATGACCGCCTCAAATTCCATGTCAAGTTCTTTAATAGTCTCTTCAAATGATTCAGTGATCATTCGTTTTAACTGCGCCAGACCTTGATAATTAATTTTAAACTTGGATTGTTTCGGTCTTCTCACGATACTCGCTCCCAAATCTCATCTAATACAAACTCATCAAATACAGATGGTATTTCTATATCAAAGTGTTCCCTAGTATCAATGCAATAAACTCTCTTACTGCCTTGTACTCCCTCTATTAGAGCAAGTGGAAACTTAATATAGTTGTCAGTCACATTAGGGGAAAAGATCACCACACCCGGAGCCATTAACGCTCTTAAATGTTTGACTGGCACTGCATGATCTGGTAAGGTATCGCCCTGAGTTAATTCATCGTGAGGTAGCCATCCTATCACCCAATTAGGCAATTTCTTTTCCCTTAACAATGACTTGACTACCCGGCACAAGATAGGTGAAAAGCGTTGGTCAGAAGGACGGAATAAGCAAAAGTCTTTAGGACTGGTGTAAGGTGGTTTTGTTTTTTGAGAGTTAACATAAACAGAAGTTAGCTGTGCTATGGCTAATTCCTGTAAATGTAATTGTTCTCTTGCTAATTCCTCTCCTTCCCTCAACGCCTGAAGTATTAACCCTCTTGACTGATACCCGAACTCACCATAACTAAATCTTCGGTCATGAGGCCAGTACCGTTGGATTCTCCAGTAGATTTTTCCCCAGTCGGTAGGCTCTTGTCTTTTGTACTTGAGGACTTGCTCTTTCTGGGGGATGATGATTTTCCCGATTCTTCATCTACTGCCACCTCCTGCTTGCCAGCGGATTCAGTATTAAAGAATTTAGCCAATGCCTCAACTACCTGCTTTGGTAATTGCTTGATGTCTTCTAAACTCCAATCATTGATGTCGTCTATTTGCTGTTCTAAAATAGATACTTCTACTTTCTCTTCATCAGTGTAATCACGACCAGCAGACTTGGTTTTAATCTCTTTAATACGTGCCTCAATCGGACCTAATAATCTAGGGTAAATAACGTAAGCACCAAATAAAGCCTTACTAGCAGAAGCCAAAATAATCTCAGTATTTAACTCAACAATTTTGCCAGTATATTCCCCTCTGATTTTATCGTTTTCTTTTTCTAATTCCTTTTCTTCATCGGTTGTCACCTCTTGAGTAGGAATAATAACTTTTAATGCACGGTCAGCAGTTACACCTTTTTCTCGACTAATTAACGCCGCTAAGTCTAATAATAATCGTGTTTCATCTTTGACATTGTGTTCTTGTAATAACTGTTGATACTTACTATCCTCTAATACAGTAATATCGTTTCTGCTTTCAATCTCAAAGCTATCACCGTTCTTAGTGGTAAGTGTCACAAACTCCGATGTGGCTCTTGTTTTAAAGGGAAAACCCATATATTTTTGTCCTTCTTATTTGTTTTAATCTAAAAGTTTAGCAGTCAGAGAAATAACTCCAACTGCTACCTATTATAATACCTTGATGTGTTACAGGGCGGGTAAAGGATATTTACCAGGCTCTAACCAACGAAGCGGAGCGCCATCCAATTTCAAAGTAATGCTACTCATAATCGGACTTTCAGCAGGTGCATCAATGGGAACGCCTTGATCAGGGAAAAAGAACCCTTCAATCACGTCACCATGATCATACCCGTCAAAGTCAGGACAGGCGGGTTTTGGATAGGTGATTCTTGCCCATACCATCTCATTATTCCGAGATGCGTATTCTAAAATACGCCAAGCTGGTAACGTCATCCAGCAGTATCCTTCTAGCTGGAAACTACCGCCTTTTGTGGTAGGTGTAGAAGACTCCCAGCCAGCTTCATCTAATGTTTGCATAGCATCAGATTGGTTTGATGGTTGCCAATTACAGGAGCTACGACCGGGGAATGTTACAGGAAAAGTAATCAACGATCCGCTAGGAATATCATTAGCCAATGCCACTACGGTTAAACTAGTTGCACCAATAGCCACATCAGCGGTGATTTTAAAATCAACCTCTTTTCCTGTCGCTGGATCGGTTGCTGTCGCCCACATTGGTGCTAGAATAGGCTTAGTCAATGCAGGAGAAAAAGCAACTGTGATAGTTGTATCACCTGCATCTGCAACGGCTCCGGTTGTGGCTATGGAAACAGGAGCGGGAGTACGGGATAAACAGTCATGTTGAGGATATATCTCAATCTTTGTACCGGCTCCAGTTGATTTATAGCGATTAGCCATATTTACCTCATATTTAAAATGAAAAGGAATTTATATGACAACTCTGATTATTTCTAAAGGCGATGTATCTGTTACTATCGGTACTTGGTGTAATCCTATTATTTCCACTACTTACACTTTTTTACAGGGTGCTGAATTAAGTTACAGCCAGTTTGGTTTTGCTAGATTTGACCGGCAAACCTGCCCTATTAAGTCAAAGTGGACTGTGCAGTGTTACTTAGTGGATAATGTAAAAAACACTTTTTTAGACCTAATAAAAACAGCCGACATTCACGCTTTAGATGAAGACATGAGTTGGTTGCTGACCATGACTGATAACATTGATACCAAAGATGTTTTTACTAATTGTATTTTTATCCCGGTTAATGAATGCTCTGAAACAGTCATAGGTCAGAGATGGTCTGTTGATTTCTCTATTTATCAAGTCTGATCAACAGGTTGAGACTTTTTAGCCGTCTTTTTTTCTATTGGCACTTCATTCACATCTAACATCAACGGCGGTTTTTCCGGGTCAGGCGAAGGAGGCACTTCAAATAAAGTATGTTTAGCCGGGTCATAGTCTGATTGATTAATCACGATGTAACCAGCCGGCACTTCACTATGCCTGATCTTTACGGTGCTTAAAATACTCATATTCTTTACCCGTAAATAGCGACTGCTAACTCTGGTAACAAGGGAGTGTAACCATAAAGGAAATCTAATTCTACTAATGTCTGTTTGTTTTGCCGTACAATCTCTAACCGCATAGACAAACCAGAGTCAGGGTCTGTTAAAGTTTGAATTGTGTTACCATTCGCCATCACATCAATTAAAGGGCGATTAGCGAAAGCAAAAGCCATAGGATGGAATGCCAAAGAAACATCAGCACCACTAGCACCACTGGCATAAATAGTGATTGCTGTACTTGTGGCAGGAGCTACTTTTAAGGCAGGATAAATCAACCAATTAGTGGTACTCGATCCAGCGTTAATAGTGTATTGAGTAGTATCTCCAGCGATAGAGAATTTGTCACCAATACCGATAGCTGTAGCACCAGACACAACCAAGGTCGTAGCACCCACTCCATTTACTGTAGGAGGGGAACCATTAGTAACAACTGTGCCGGTTGTGGCGTTAGCGTGGAGTGGTGAATTTTGAGACATAAACCAATCAAAGCCGTATTTATAACCAATACGACCCTCACGAATAGTCTCGGTACTACCAGAATCCGCCGCACTTAAAAACTGAGGTAAAGCGGATGCGTTGGCTTCTGCCTCTACCCCTAACAACATGATCCGGTCATTCTGTAATGCACGATTCAAGTTCAAGATGCGTCTTGATTCTTTAGCAGCATTCAATAAATGATAGGTCTGAGTTGGTGGTGTAACGTTCTGGAACGGTACTTGACCTGCTGTGCCGATTACATTGGGTACAGACTTATACATACTCCATAAATCAGTATCAACCCGGTTAGCAATTGCTCTAGCCGCTTCTTTTAATTGAACGGGTACAACGCCATCCATTACCGATGTATATTCTAAATCTGTTAACGGGAATCCTGATTTGATCCAGCCGTCTAGTTTTAAACTAATACTCTTAGGAGTAATATTCTGACCAACAGATGGAATATTAGAAGGTACAACATCTTCTGCGATCATCGAGGCAGGCAACGGAATATCAACAGACGAACCATGGGTTTTATATTCAGAGCCAAAGGAGCTATAAACTTTACCCGGTAAAACAACTGATTCCCGCAGGGTCATGACTGCCATAGCCAAGACTCTAGGGATAAATGCGTCTAAATTATTAGGCATTAAAAATGAGGGTGTTAACTAATGTTTACCCTCTTCGTCAGCATCACGCAAAGAAGAGATTTGAGTGATAGCATCACGCTATATTATTTTACATACTTGGTTGATTAATTTCTTGGATTAATCAATTTGATCTACGTACATCACGCTACGTTCCCTCAATTATAATAGAATAAATAGTTAAATGTCAACAATTATTAAAATGATTAAAAATAGTTCACCTTTCACTTATTACGCTAATGCTGTAATTCACTTACCACGGGTACTTGTCGGGGTTGGTGTTGACCGATATGGTAATCAATCTTTAGATAAGGAAATAATTGATTATCAATGTTTATTGGAGCCGGGTAAAGCTGATACTATGGCGACTCAATATATGCCTGGTATTAATACTAATAATATTTTTCTGTCTGGTTATTTGATTAACCCCTATTATTTCCCGTCTGATATTAGTTTTCCTTGTGATGCTGATGTGGAGTTAAAAACGGCTCCGGGTAAAACTCAGGTGGGGAAAATTAGGTTATTGCCTGTGATGTCTGAT